GAAGAACAGCATTCAGTGCTTCCAAACTGCATCACCCCCTTTAGCAATCCATCATAATCCGACAATTATTGTCATGTTACCCGCAATACGTGAAAATAAGATGTACAAAACGTGAAAACCCCTAAAACCGCCCTTGTTGAGTGGCCTTAGGGGTTGCTTTTATGCGGGAATATCAGTACTCTTATCTCGAAATAGCGCTATTTCAAACGGAACAAATTGAAATATTAGGTTTAGGAAAGGGTGAAACAAACATGGCAAATTTTGAAGAAACCGGACGCGCAAACGCAGCAATCCGGGGGTACATTTTGCGCATGCTGGTCAAAGGTCGCCAGCATAGCCTTATGGTTCGGCGCATCTCCAATGACCTGAATAAAGATGGCTTGGCCTCTGATCCTGACATTTGGGAGCCGCTCAAGTATCTTGCTGACATGGGGCTGATTGAGTTCACGGATGTGCGAATCACGCCCTACACGGCCTATGAGCGTGACGGTGTGGTGCGCCTCACCACCAAAGGCGTTCGATTCATTGAGAACGGCGGCGATGATGAAGCGGGGATTGATCTGTAATGGCCGAGAAACCGCGCAAGCCGCGCTCCGATTCACGAATGTACCAGTTACCAAAAGAGGTTTTGGATCAGGTCAACGAAATGCTGACCAAAGACAACATGAGCTACCGTGATATTCAGCACTGGCTTGAAACACAGCATAGCATGAAGGTTAGCCTTTCGTCAATCTCTCGCTATGCTTTCCGCATTTATGAAACAGCGGATCGCGTGGCAAAAGACCTTGAGAAAACCAAGTTCATTGTGGACTTCATCGGTGACAATCCCGATGTCGACACGGTGAAAGTAACCACTGCAATTTTGAAGAGCGGGCTTTTACAGCGCCTGTCCAGTGCGGAAGACGAATTTAACGAGCTCCCTATTGAACAGGCAAGCCGCCTATTCTTACAAATTGCCAGAACAGAGAGTAGCGTTAAGCGAGCTGATTTTGAAATGCGGCGCAAAATTGACATTGCCTTTGAGGAGATGGAAGGGCAGCTGCTGGATGCTATAAAGCATGATCCGGCGCTCTCCAAGCAGCTCCATCAGGTTCTAACCGAGGCCAAAGGCAAAATTGATGCAGATTCAGGCGTTATCTCAAAATAGTTGATAAAAGGGGGCGTGCATAGTGGATAAACCACTTGAAGAAGAGCTCACCTTAGAATTGATTCCAGAGGGGCTATACCGTAGCATTGCCGAGGCTATCGGGGTGAGTAACTTTTTAATCATTACCGAGATGCTTGGCGGGTCTACTACGTATCTCCCCCAAAAGGAATCTATTCTAAGACCAATCCGAGATAGGCGAATCTTGGAAGAGTACAACGGTTACAACCAGACCGAGTTAGCAAAGAAATACGGCGTATCCGAACGCTGGGTACGCCGCCTTAAAGCAGATAATAGTTAGGAGGACTAAAAAACATGATCATCAATCAAGCTTCAATTAAAGAGGCGTTCAGTGCCTTTAATACGGTATTCAATAAGGCCTTTTCTGAAACCGAGGTGCAATATACCAAAGTTGCGATGGAAGTGCCTTCCGAAACCAGAGATGAAACATATGCATGGTTGGGCGCAGTTCCCAGCATGAGAGAGTGGATCGGTGACCGCGAAATCAAAAACCTTGCAGCGTATGGCTACACCATCCGCAACAAGGATTTTGAATTGACCGTTTCCGTTCCCCGAAACGACATTGAGGATGACCGCATCGGCGTGTTCAAGCCTATGTTCCAAGACCTCGCATATAGTGCGCGGCTGCATCCTGATAAGCTGGTGTTCGGGCTGCTCCCCAAAGCGTTTACCGAGTTGTGCTTTGATGGAAAGTCTTTCATCAGTGACAACCACACGCCCAGCATTGAGGGCAAGAAGGTTAAGGCACAGAGCAACAAGGGGACTTCCCAACTTACGCCGGATAGCTACGGCGCAGCTCGTACCCAGATGCTTACCCTTGTCAACGATGAAGGCGAACCGCTGCGCATTGTACCCGACCTACTGGTTGTATCTCCACAGAAAGAAGCCGTTGCGCGTACAATCTTGGAGGCCACCGAGATTCACCAAGAGACGAATATCTATAAAGGCACGGCTGAGTTGCTGGTTGTCCCTGAGTTGGCAGCTAACCCCGAGCAGTGGTTCTTGCTATGCACAAAGCGCCCTGTAAAACCTTTCATCTTCCAGAACAGACGCAAGCCGCAGCTTGTAGCGAAGGACAGACCCAACGATGACAATGTATTCTGGGAAAAAGAGTTTATCTATGGGGTAGACGCTCGCTGCAATGCAGGGTATGGTTTGTGGCAATTAGCTTTTGGTTCTACTGGAGAAGTTGCCCCAACCACAAATTCATAAAGGAGGATGCATCATGAATGATTTCTTTATGATAGAAAACTCTGTTTCTGTTGAAAGCGGAGTTCCAAAGCAATTCCTTGTGCTCCCTCTGGGGCTTGTTCACAGTCAGAAAGGTGATTTTCTGGTTGACAACGAATCTTACAATCAGATACTCAAGGACTTCAAAGGGAGGCAGCTTCAAATTCCGGTAGACTACGAGCATCAGACATTGCAGGATGTGCAGGCTCCGGCTGCTGGATGGATTAAAGAGTTGGTTTTAAAGCGCGACGGTATTTATGGCGTGGTAGATTGGACAGAACGAGCCACGGAGTATTTAAAGAACCGAGAGTACCGCTATTGTTCCCCCGTTATTCAGGTTCGCAAAAGTGACCGCAAGGCCGTGCTCCTGCACTCCGTTGCTCTTACCAATAAGCCAGCCATTGACGCTATGATTCCCATTGTCAACAAGAACGGAACAAAGCAGCCCGATCAGGCCGGGGAGCCAGCAGAAGGAGGAACGGCTCCAGCTGGCGAATCGTCTGAAACAGATGTAGGCGCATTGCTGGAAATGCTGACTGAACTGTTACAACTCCCTGCATCGGCCTCTATGGAAGAAATCTTTCAGTCTGTTGCTGGCCTGATCCAGAATCAGACCTCGCTTAAGCTCAAAGTGGATTCTATGGAGTTCGAGGCTTATAAGGCCAAAGCGGAGGATGTTGTAGAACTCGCTCTCAAGACAGGGAAACTAGCACCATATCAGCGGGACTGGGCGTTTAGAAATGCCATGAACGATGTGGAGGACTTCTCCCTCTGGCTCAAGAATGCTCCCCAGGTCGTGCCGATGGGTGAGGTAGGCGTTATCAATACAATGTCGCCCAAACCTAAATCCCGAAGCCATGAGCTGCTTGGTCTGTCAGCAGAGGATATTACCAAGTACGGCAGTAGACAATAACATAAAGTGTGAGGTGCAGATGTGTATAGTATACGGCTTGAAGGTGATACCACTCGGCTTATGAAAAAGCTGAAGCAACTCAAAAGTGTAGATATACAAGGAATCAACGCTTCTGTTGGCGAAGCCCTTAGGACAAGTACAGCAGATCGATTTAAGGAGCAAAAAGCGCCTAACGGCAAACGCTGGCGCAGTTCAATAAGAGCTGCTACTCAAGGCGGAGTTACGCTGACAAATACGGCCCAGCTCAAGAACTCAATACGTTCAAGTGCAGATAAAACAGGGGCAGCAATCGGAACCAATGTTAAGCATGCCGCAACGCACCAGTTCGGTGACAAGCGCACAATTCGCGCCAAAACAAGCAAAGGTTTACGCTTCAATGTTGGTGGTCGATGGGTAACTAAAGACAAGGTTAAAGTGAATATCCCTGCTCGCCCATTTCTGGGCATCAGCAAAGATGACGAGGAAGAGATAAGAGGCATTTTACAAGACGCTTTTGAGGATTGAGCCGCTTTCTTTCACAAGGCCTTAGAACGCTCTACACGCTCTTTACTGTCTCAGCAGGGTAAACTACCCGGACATAGAAAAAGCCCCGTTATCACGCGTGATAACGGGGTCTATGTTGAAGTTATAAGCTCTGTCGTGAAGATGTTAAGTAATTTTTGCCTTTCAAGGCTTGTTGTTCATGCCGGAACACGTTGATCAGTCGAATGCTGGTCTCGCCATCCTCTATGAGCCGGGTATACTTATAATGAACGAGGTCGAAAACAGATTGTCTATAACTCTCTGGTAAAATCCGATACATGTCGACGAGATCAGATTCGAGCTCGGTAAGCGGTTTGCTATAACAATTGGTCATGTCTCTCATCCTCCTTAGAAATCGTTCTTTGCTTCTGTAGCATATTCTTCATTGCTTCAATCAGCTTGGCAGCTCCGGCCTTGTTGACAAACCTTACATGGTCAACCTTGCAAACTCGCCTGACCATGCGGTTGAGCTGGTCATTACTCCAATCAAGGTCACGCTGCATCCCTTCAATGTACTGCTGCTGCCGATCGGTCATCATTCCCGGCCTGTTGGGTGCTGCTGGACGCACTGAGCCGTTGGCTATGCACAGGCCGTCAATGACTTCGGCGGCCTCGGCCTTGGTGAGCTGCTTCATGCTGAACTTGTTGAATACCTCTATAAAGGTCGCGTGCAGGGCTTGATCACTCAATCCCGCAATCTTAGCTTCTGCCCATATCTTCTTAATTTGGGCGGTTGTTATCATTGCTGCTGTATCTTCCATAACGACACGCCTTTCTGTTTGAAAAATGATTAAATCTCGGGTATAATACCTATGACAGTCTGAACCACTGTCACAGCTTGATTTACAGGTCTCCGCAAACCATCTCATAAGCGGATTGCAGGAACAGTAAGTCGAGTGCTTCATTGGACGCGGCGGCGAGATTTACAGCAAGGTTATATACCTTGACCGCATTACGCAATCCACCATCAGCAAGGGAGAGCTTATGCAAGAGCTCACAGCAATCGTCATCGAGTGGGGACTTTTTGAAGATGCTGCTTATTTCCTGCTTGGTCGGAACTGTAGCTCGCCGCCGTAATCCTATCCTGCTATAGAGCTGAGCGAAGTGAGCTTGGCGCTTGCCATGCATTTGGTCATACACCGTGGGGTTGCCGCAAAGGACAAGCCCCATTTTCGTTACATCGTTGATTCCGCGCAGGGTCTCCAATGCTCTCTGGTTAAGGTGCTGAGCTTCATCCAGAATAATAAGGGTTGGCGATGCTTTCAAATAGTGAATAATCTCGTTGACAAGCTTTCGATCCACGCCCCATGCTGGTTTACCAAACGTCTCAAGGATACGCTCGCAAACCCCTTTGGGGGACTTGTCGCAGGTGTTCAGCTCAATGTAGGTCACCCCCTCTCTCGCTTTGGAGAACTCCTTGAGGGCGGCGGTTTTACCAAGTCCCGCCTCGCCGTAAATCAATGCAATGTCACCATTGGTCTTTGCATAGGTGCAAGCCATCATTACATTGCTGGCACACTTGGTCATAACAAAATCGGGGCTTTCTGACTTTTTCTCAAATAACTCGAAGTTCATTTTGCAACCTCCTTTAGCTTTGATTCATAATAGGGTGCGAGCATCTGTTCAGTAAACAAGCTGGCAATGCGTCTCTTGCGCTCATCAAGAGTGCGCTCCTGCTCCTGCTGTTTTGCAAGGGCGTCCTGATACTGGCGGTCAAGGTCTGACATAGAAGCCCGGCGAGCATTCTCTTCCATCTTTGCATTGCGAATAGGCTCTATGACGCGGGGAGCTGCTTCTGCTGGTGTGACGATAGAAGCTTGTGCGGCCTGCTGCATGACCAATTCTTTCACGCTTTGCAGGGAACGCCCTGCCGCTTTAGATGGATGTTTCTTTGTGGCTGCTGCTCTTGCCTCCTTGCGGCGTTGGCCCTGTCCCTTGAAATCCACAAGAGCCGAATCAAACCCTTGCTTCTGCACCTTGTGCGCTGGCGTTAGATAGTTGTCGTTAAGGTCGAAGATATGAAGGGTATCCGGGTCATTGGGATCATACCGGGCAAACACAGGCTTGCCGACATAGTTGATATTCATTGAGCCCATGTAATAGTGCTCACCGTTGAAGGTCACGCCATTACGCTGAACGGTTCGCTTTCCCTTAATGCGCATCAGGCACAGTCTGAGAACCTCTTCCGAAACCCTGCGAACTGCAAACGGCTTGGAGCTATATGCCTGATTGGGTGTCATGCCGTCCATGCCCTCGCCGCTATGCTCGCTGTTGCAGTAGGTGTTATACACATACTCGTTGTGCAGCTCAATGAACTCTTCCAGCGTGGGGCATTCCATAATGTCAATGTCCTTGAGGCTCTCAGGCCGTTTCTGAGTATCGCTTCCTACATAGGAAGGAAACTTCTTGCCGAACTGGCTCTCAAAGGTATTGAACATTCTCTCAATGGGCTTAGCCCTCGCATTGTAGGGAATAGCGAAAACCGTCCTGATCTGGAAATTGCGTTGCAAGTTGCTGACAATGACCTCTTCATCCTGCTTGGAAAACAGGTCGTTTGACTTGTAGTCCTTGCCGTTATCCAATAGGACTGACTTAGGCACTCCGTAGCCTCTAACGGCATTTCCAAAGCTACACAAGACAATATCTGAGTTAGGGCTTTGAACCCGAATAGAGCTTGTCATTACCTTGCGCGTACACATATCCATCCAGTAAGTGCCCCAAGGCCGTTCTTTCTTCCAGCCGCCTTTTCCATCTGGCACACGGACGAATATGTCCCATACATGATGATCGGAAACCCATTGATCATTGGGGCTAAGCTCTGAGTAGTCACGCTCAATATACGGCATGTACCCATCTTCAAAAGCTTTCTTCCCGCGTCGGGCAAGTGTTAGGTCAGCGTCTGATATTCTGTCTGTCGCAAGCCGAAATGCCTTTTCGGAGGGGATGCTAATACCTTTTGTATCCGCTTCAATCCGAGTGAGGCGATAACACTCTTTTACGCTGGGCTGGCTTGGTTTAAGGTAGAGAGCCTTGAAATACTCCCACATATCGGGATCAATAGAGCTGCTTCCCCGGTTATAACCGCCTCGGCCATCTATGAGCGCATGAGGGTCACCAGAGTAAAACTTGCGAATCCACTCATATAGGGTCTTTGTGGTAATGGTTCTGTCCGGGTGCTCCATGTTGTATTTACAAACAAAATCACCTTTCAGAACGGTTTCTTTGACATCACCAGCCTTTAGGCGGCTTGCCTTGTACTGCTCAAAGAGAAGAACAACATGCTTGCGGTGCTCGGCCTCTGCTCGCTGGGCTTGGGTAAAGATAGCTTCATTGCGGAATGGGATAGTTTCATCCTGCTGTCTCCTGTAGGCTGCTTGCACTTGCTCCGGGAGTGCCTCAAGGGCTATCTGGAGCTGCTTACCACCGCGTTTCCCTGCTCTATATCGGAAACCATGCGAACCAAACTCCTTTTCTTCTGTTGCCTTTCTCCGAATAGCTCTTTCGGAATACGCCATTAATTTTGAAACGGTTGATACTGATAGCCATTGCATGGTCTCAACCTCCTTATGACGCTTCAAAAAGAGCATTGATCAATACACCGCTTTCCACTCCCAAGGCAGAAGCCATCTCAAATATTAGGCTGTTGGACGGATTGGCCTTGCCTGCAAGAATCATCGAAATATGTGAGGGAGTTACATTGCACTGATTCGCAAGCCATTTTTGACTTTTTCCGATAG